TATCACTTAACACGCACGATCATCGAGTTGTCTGCGTATCATATGACGCAGCCGATTGTGCAACAGTTGATTAAGAACTCTCAGTTCGCATCGTTGCAACAGGCAGTAGGTGCGCCGCAGTTTAGCAAGATGGTCAACATGATGTTGAAGGTTGCTAGCTGGGCAGAGAACTCACCAGCAGTGTCACTACTCAAAGCGGGTGCGAGTTATGGACATCAGAGCATAGACAAGGTGCCGCTTGTACGTGGTGCGTTTCATGAGATGGCTGACAAGGTGCCCGGTGTGTTGAAGGGTGCGTGGCAGTTCTACAAGGATGGACTTGATGCTATCTATCTAGCCGACAAGCGCATGTACTATACACAGAACTACGCGCTTCAGCATCTCAAGTACAGCAAGCTGGGCCAAGCTGTGCCGCAGTTTGAGATTGATAAGATCATACGTGAGGCGCGTGTGTTAGCTGGTGACATGGCGAAGGTGCCTGCTAGCAAGGCGATGAAGGACTTAGAGCGTGTGTTTCCTTACCTGACACAGACGAAGCTTGGTGCGTATCACCTGATGCGCAACATGGGTAGCAAAGAGACCGCTGCGTATGTGATACCGCGTGTTGTAGCTATGTCGAACATGATGGCGGCTAGCTACTACATGATGACGTATTGGAATGCTGAGAGTAGGAAGGAGTTCTGGGAACGTACACCTGAGCATCAGCGGTGGAAGTACGCATACGTGCCGACGTTGAAGCTGGCAACTGCGTGGGCGTCAGGTACCAACCTACCATATAGCAGAGACCTATACTACAAGGTACCTATACCGCCTGACATAGCGCCGATGGTAGCAGGCATGACTGCGTTCTGGCAGATGTTGGGTGCGATACCTGCTGACGCAACGCCGAAGCCAATTGCCAATGACCTGTTCAAGGTGTTGACAGATAGCGTAACGCCTGCAATGCCGCCGCTTGCGCAGACGATACTAGGTGCGAGTGGGTTGAAGTTAGATCCACAATCAAGTGAGACACGTGGTGGTGATTGGATACGCAACATGGTGCCTCGCTTCAAGGCAGGTCCACAAGCTGAAGCACGCACGAACCTAGGACAGGTGTCGAATAGCACAGCGTTGATGATGAACGGTTTGCTGGGTGCTAATGGCGCGCATCTCGCAGCAGGGATGGATGTCTTCTTACATGCGAGCAAGTTGCAGCCTAACGCAGGCGGAGGGTTCTCACCACGTGAGAGTAGAGACTTCGCTGCTGGACTGAAGGCTGCTACGACTGAGGTGTATGAACAAGCGAAGTCGAAGATACCCGACGTGCCGTTGCTATGGCAGAACAAGGAGAAGTACTCGTCGCAGACGGCTGCATGGCAACAGGTGAGAGAGAACACACAGCACATACAAGCGATCGTGCAGATGCGCAATGACATGATGGGCAAAGCTGCACAGAAGAAACAACTGCTTAGCAAGATGGCAGGTGGTGTGCCGCCTGAGCAGATGACGGATGTGGTGTTGGCACAGTTGGCAGATGACGTGACTAAGTGGCAAAATCCCACGGGGGAATTGGGCAAGCTGAAGACACACTACGGTGAGCTAGCTACACAACAGCGCGCAGTGAGCGTCGCATACAACATGACACAAGAGCAGCGCAGGTTGAAGGGCAATCAGATTACGAAGATGATGCAAGATAACATGCAGCAACAACATCTGGCAACGAAGAACGCGGAGGAGTTAATCGCCGCTAAGTACGGCAAGTATCTCGCTCCGCGTTTAGGTGACAGGCATCTCACGATCAGCACGATTGATCAGTTGATGCGTGAGAGCATTGGCAAGTAGTTGTTATACACTGTATAGCTCTGAGCGTTTCATCTTCTTGATCGTTGACCAGCGGTGTATGCCAGCAGCATCAGGCACTGACATCGCACACTCAGCAGGGATGATGAGTTGCTTACCACCTATGAGGATAGGTGTCTCTGCGTGTTTGACCATGACGCGTAGTGCTTGCTTCGCTACCTCATGACGCGCGATGCCTATCAATCCGTCATGTGTGTTGAGCGCGATGCGTGCCTTGCCTTTGGGCCATGCTGGGTCATCGTGTGCTTTGTATATCACCCTACACACGTGATCACCTATCGTTGACTGCGGATAGAACGCGACGATTGCTTCGGTGCTCTCATCCGTGGCGGGTATGAGTTGAACATAACGGCGACCATAGGCGTTGTAGATTGCACGATCTTCTCGCACACGTTTGAGGTCCGCTTCCCAACCTTTCTTTAACTCAGGTGTGAGCTTGTGGTACTTGACAAACGCTTCGCTTGCTGTACTTAGGGATAAGCCTGTAGTAAGGGCTAAGCGATCAGGCATCATACGGTAGTTGAGACCATGACGGCAACGTTTAGCAACAAAACGAATGGTTGGTTTGCCAGCCAACTCGACGTTGTATGCGATGCCATCACGCAACGCGGCGACTTGATCCAATGGGTAGCGGTCGAAGGTAGGAACATCGTTGTACGGTACGTCGAACATGTCACTGGCAAGAGCGCGGTGGCAGTCGTAGGAACCGTCAATGCGCGCCCGTTCAAACTGCTTCATCCACGACGTGATGTTGTACCTCCACCCCACTACTCGAGCCTCGGCCTGACTGCCGTCGATGTAAATGAAGCAGCAGCCAGGGTCAGCAATGAACATTTCCTTCGCGCGGTCTGGGATGTTTTGCAAGTTTCCTCCCGAACCCCACAGCGTTTGAGCAGACGACAACCTACCCGGAGCAGAACGCACCCCCGTCTGTCTGTAGTCACACCGCATCCGGCTGTCGTAGTCAGGCTTGGCTGATGCGTAGACAGAGTAGAACTTGTCGTCCTCGATGTATGCGTCTACGGCGTCGAGCACACGGCGAGCGGCAGGGGATGTGCGTGGATGTTTGCGCATGAGTTCGCGATTGGTAGCGTCGGTACTCACACCACGCCCGACGAGCTTGAGCTTGCTGAAGTAGAGTTCAGCCATTTGCTTAGGAGAATTGGGGTTGGGCGTGTAGGTGTTATCACCCACAGCGTCTCTTGCCGCAACGTAGAACTCGTGTAGTTTAGATTGCAGATCACTGTACAAGTTACCGGGTGTGTTCTCGTCCAGCATACGACGACGTAGTTCCATGTCATTCAACACTCCACCGACTGTCATCCACACAAGGTGATGTTGCAAACGCATGACGTGCTCGAAGTAGAACTTGTCTAGCTTCTGATCGCGGAGTTCTGATATGATGCCACGGTTCGCTGCAAGTGTGAGAGCGCAGTCTTTACCGTTGTATATCCAGAAATTATCAACACCCCCAGTATGGCGCCATTCGTCCTTCTCATTCTTATAGAACGGATGCATTGTGTATTGTTTGACGATGAAGCCAAGATCGTGCGGCATTGTTGGGTATAGCACATGATGACCCAGCATCGTGTCACTATAGGCAGGCCGACAGCGAATGCGATCCTTAAACCAGAGCCATGACATGTCGAAGCCTCCATTCTGCCACACCATGCGTGTAGTCGGCGCAGCATAGAGCGACTGTAAGGCGAGACGAATGGCAGTTTCTTCGTGGTGTTGGTAGACGTTGCGTTCTTCGTTGCGGAAGGCGATGCACATTGCTTCATGCGTTGTAGGAGCAAGGCCGACGCAAGCTGTTTCATTAGCGATGACTTCGATGTCAGATGCGATTGGATCACGTGAGGCTTTACACATAGCAATATAATCGAGTGCTTGCTTACAGGTGGGGTTGATATGTGTGACGACTGCATGGGGTTTGAAGGTTCCGAGTACAACAGGGCGAAGTTTGTCACCTATGTCCATGTCGAACATGATGTGTGCCATAGGATCACGCGCGCAAAAGGCTGGGTTGTAGGTGCAAATCGCAGTGATCTGACGATTGCCTACTATACACGGTATAACACTGCCGCGCCACGACGTTATGCCCTTCTTACCTAGCAAGGCTTCAACGGCGTAGTTGCCAAGGAGTAAGACATGTTGTAAGTTAGGCAGGTGTTCAAGCTCCCACTTCAGCAACTCCTGCCAAGCGGATAGCTCATGTTTCCCTACCGGCTTACGGTTCGCACCCTCGTTAACATCGAACGCAACCTGACGCTTGACGACGTTGGTGATGTAACACTCATGACGCTTCACCTCTGGACAATGAGTGCGGATGGCACGCCAGAGTATGTTTCCTGCACCGCCTACAAGCGGGATGCCTTGAGCGACCTCGTTGCGACCCGGAGCTTCAGCTATGACAGCGATGGTCGAGTGGAGAGTACCACCCATAGAGCACTCAACGACAAGCCCCGCCGCACTAGCCTGAAGTGAGAAGCGTTCTTTAAGTTCTGCTGTTGTTAGTGTCATTCGTTGTCCCCCTTCAACACACTGTCGGCCCACTTGTTAAGTGCATCTTTGACATAGCATGTAGTGTCTACAGTGAACTCCATGTTGTCTTTGTCAATTGATACCCAACGCAGCTTCTTAATCCATTCAGCGAGTTGTACGATCTCTGTGTTTGTCATCATGACTTAGGCTTCCTCTTCCAACCGAGTGACTTCAACGATGTAGCGAGTGAGCGTTGGTCTGTTATCAACGTCGCATGTTTGATCGCACGTGTGAGGCCGGTGTATAGGTTGGGACGTGAGAGATTGAAGAACGCGCATGATGCCATGATGTAGGAGATGTTGTCATACTGCGAGCCTTGACACTTGTGCGTGGTGAGAGCATAGGCCAACTCAATCACGCGACGTGGATCGTAGGTGTAGAAGAACTGCCTACGTCTGTTGTACTCATGCACCTTGGGTGGTAGTTCGACAACGCGATCACCGAAGTCAATCTCCAACACACCGATAGGGTCGATGCTTCTGATGACACCGACTTCACCATTCAACATCTGCTTCGTATCAGGTGCAGGGATGTACGCATGTGCGTAGCCTGTACCATCGTTAGCGAAGTCGGTGTAACGTTCGGTGTAGTCACGTAAGTCGTACGAGTTGGTGTTGCAGACAACCTTGTCACCTATGCTGACGAAGCATCTGTTCTTCACCTCCCACTTGTTGCGAGGGAGTTCGATCTTACCGGGCATGGTAGGGTTGAAGCGCAGTTGGAGGATGCTGTTCAAACGCACAGTGCCGATGTCAGACTTACGTGCAGGCGAGATGATTTGATTGTTGATTGTACGCCAATCGATGTCGTTGTCTTCTAGCATCTTATACAGTGTATGAAGCACAGCATCGCCAAGCATCACACGCACGTCGCTGTTGCCTGTGAAGAACTGACCGCGGTTGATGCGACGTGCTGCTTCGATGATGCCATTGCCTTCAGCTTGGCGGTAGATGTTGTTGAGTGTGACAGTGTTAGGCATGGCGAGACACTTCGCAAAGGGGGATGTGGGGTCTGCGAGGTCAGCGTTCTCAATAGGTGGGAGTTGGCGAATGTCACCGAACACACGCAAGCATGCACCGTGGCGTAGTGATGAGACGAGATCACGATGTAGGCCAGTGGACACCATTGCATACTCATCAACGATGACGATGTGTTGTTCAAGTGGGTTGGACTTGCCGCGTGCTGGTGTGCTGACAGATGTAGCTTCACCTGTTTCATCGTCCATGTCAGGGCGATTGAACTCAAGGAGTTTGTGTATGGTTTGAGCAGGATAGCCTGTTGCTTCACGTATACGACGGGCGGCTTTACCTGTTGGTGCGGCGAGTGCGAATGGGATGTTGCGTTGTGTGAGTAAGTCACACGTCTGCTTTATAATAGTAGTCTTACCCGTACCAGCTTCACCTGTCACAGAGACGAGGCGCTTGAGAGGATCGACACACATAGTAATAGCGTTCTGCTGTTCAGCATCTAGCTGCATCGCGTCCATCGATGTTCTCCATGCTGCATGTTTCGCAGCTATACAGTGTATAACAATAGCAAACGCCGCGCACTGCGGAATGGGGACAGATGCGCGGCGTTGCTCAGCCTGCAGACTAGTTCACTGGGGGGCAGCTCTAGCCAACAGACGTAGAGCCGTCGGTCTCTTCGCCACGCTTGTTCGCGATCACTTCGTGCTTGATGCGCGTCAGACCAGACTGTGCATACTCAGGCGTGTCGAGGAACTCAACCACCTTGCGTGCATCAGACATGATGCGGTCGACTTGCAGCTTCGCACCGGGAATGACGTTGCCCTGTTCGTCAGTTACACGAACAAAGAAGTGGAACGTACGCTTCTGTGCAGCACGTTGTGCAACAGCTTTCTTCAGGCTAGAGTAGGCAGACGACGACGCGGACTTGGAAGGAGTAGCCATTAGGATATATCCTCATGTATGGGGTTGTAGTGTGGTGTAGTGGTAGTGTGTTAGGCACACACGTTGGTAGCATGTGCCTAACACATAGTAGCACACGCGTGTTAGAGAGGCAACACTTGGCCTACCTCAGCACGCGGGTTCTTCTCAAGGTCTTGACCCATGCGAATGCGAGCACGTGCTTCACGACCCACGAAGTCGTTAGGGTCAATGGAGCTTGACATCGGAACACCGAAGGCCTTACAGACGTTCTTCATACGCCAACGATCAGCGGGGATGTCACGTGAGACGACGTTCATCGTGAATGTCAACTCATCAACACCATCACCGGGGTCGAAGTCAGCAGGGAACTCGGTGCGCGGCACTTGCAAGGTGAGCGTGAGCATCGGGTTCCCTGAAGAAGCTGCTGTCTTGTCGATAGCAGCAGTGCAGATGCACTTATACTCACCAGCAGGGAGTTGCGGAGGAGCTTCAGCGTCTGCGATGTTAGCAGAGAAGTTGAGCAAACCCATGTTGGGTTCTCCTATGTTACGGGCTTATACACTGTATACATGCACACACAGGTAGCAAGCCACTAGGTCTAGTCTGTGTGCGTAGGAGTAGGCACTATGTATAGTGGCTACTTAGGCACTGGTAACTTTGCGAAGTTGCCAGCGATGTAGTCCTGCCACCACGTGGATATGGCAGGACCAGCATTGGTGTTTGCGTTGTAGCGTAGAGGGAATGACGTCTGTGCAGTCATGTCGAACATGCGTGACTTCATCGGCGCACGGAAACGTTCAGGACGGATGGCGATATGTCTGACCCCATTGACATCACGAATGTTCCATACTTCAGAGATGTCCTTGCTAGCGATGTTAGGAAGCTGCCCGCCAAGCAACATCCCGACGCTGAGGATGGCACCATCGTTGTTTCGATCAGCATCCTTCTCATGCGTAATGAAGATCACGTGTTTGTTCAAGGCACCTGTGACACGCAAGGTGTTGGAGATGAGCGACGACACTGCTATGTTACGAAGACCATACCCATTGAGGCCGGGTTGCTCGATTGTACTCTTGGGAGCAACGCGTACTGCATA